GCACACTTTTTTTTTACCCAAATTTATGCTTTTTTTTGTTTTTTTATAGTTTTTAAAAAACGTTGTTATGCGTGGTTATGTAGTATTATGTTGTTACGTAGTGGTTCTAAGTAAGATTGCTAATACAAAGGATTTTTATGACCGACAAACACCAAATAGCAGATGATCTTGTAACATTAGCGTACCCAATAGATAAACTTAAACATCTAGACGGCAATCCACGTAAAGGTAACGTTGAAGCTGTAAAAAAAAGCTATGAAAAGTTTGGACAACGAAAACCAATAGTTGCAACTAAAGACGGTGAAGTTATTTCTGGTAATCACCAACTTGCAGCTGCTAGAGAACTAGGTTGGAATAAAATAGCCGTTGTATTTACAGATGATGATGAATTAACAGCTAAAGCATTTGCGTTGGCAGATAATCGTACAGCTGATCTAGGAACGTATGATGATGATTTACTAGCAGATATGCTTGGTTCTGTTTCAAGCGATTTAGAAATGTTAGAAGCAACAAGTTTTACTGAAGATGATTTATATAAATTAATTGGATTTGATGAAGTAAAAGAAAAAGAATTACCAGAAATACCAAAAAAACCAAAAACTAAATTAGGCGATATATATAAACTTGGACAACATACCTTAGTATGTGGCGATGCTACAAATGAAGAATTAATTAAAAAAATAATAAAAAATAAAACTGATATGGTCTTTACAGATCCTCCGTATAATATGGATTTTACTGGTAGTTTTCACGCTGATGGTTCGCAAAGTTTTAACAGTAAATATAAAAATATTGAAAATGATAATTTAAACAACGTAGATAGCGAAGTTTTTATAAATAGTTTTCTTAACATAATAAAAAAATATAATAAAGGAGCATTTTATATTACTTACTACAGATTAGGCATAGGTAAATTGTGGCAACTATTAATTAAAAATAATTTATCAGTAAGGGCTTTAATAATCTGGTCTAAAGGTAATCATACTTTATCAAATAGCGATTATATGAGTATGTATGAACCAATATTTTATGGTTGGTCTGAGGAACATAATTTTTATGGTGGTAAAAACGGTAAAGACATTTGGGATATAAAACGAACCAATCTAAATAATTTACATCCTACTATGAAACCAGTACCACTTATAGAAAAAGCAATAACTGATAGTAGTAAAGTAGGCAATACGGTTTTAGATTTATTTGCTGGTAGTGGATCTACTTTAATAGCTTGTGAAAATACAAAAAGAAAAAATATATCTTTTGAATTAGAGCCAGAATATTGCGATGTAATTTTAAAACGCTGGGAAAATTTAACAGGACAAAAAGCTGAACTTATAGATGAAATAAAAGTGGCCGACTAATGCCGACCACCTTATTGCATAAAGAGAGTATAAAACCTCAACAAGAAATGCAGTTAAACAAAAAAAGTCAACTCCTACTCCTTATTAACTTATACTTATATTTAAGGTTAGCACAATAATGGGTAAACGTGGTCGCATACCAAAACAAAAAGATAAACTAACAGGACATAGGGATAATTCATTGAACGTGATACAAGGTGGAAAAGCATTTGAAACACCAAAAGCCAATTCACGTTGGCTGACTAAAACACGTAATTACTGGAAACAATATTGGGATAGTGAACTTGCAAGTACAGCACAACAAGTGGACTTCCCGGCATTTTATCGTTTGTTTCAATACTATGATGAAGTAGAACGTGCTAATCGTACAATACAAAATTTAGGTAATAAAGGTTTATTAAGTGTTGGATCAACTGGACAACCTACAATCAATCCATTAATTAGCTTAACGTTAAAGCTAGAAGAAAAGATTTTAAAATTAGAACAAGAACTAGGACTTACACCACTAGCTAGGCAAAGACTTGGTATTGCGTTTGGTGAAGCACAAATGGGCTTTAAACAATTACAACAACTTTTACAAGATGATGAAGAAAAAGAATTAATTGATCCACGTATATTAATGTTAGAAGAAGAATAATGATTAGCTTACCGGAAACAAAAGGTGCAAGAGTTGTAAAGTTTATAGAGAAGTTTTGCGTACACGGTGAGGGTGATTTCTTTGGTGAACCATTCAAGTTAGATCAATGGCAACAAGCAATAATTTATGATTTATATGAAATTAAAGATAATGGCGAAAGAAAATATAGGGAAGCGTTAATAGGATTACCAAAAGGTAATGGTAAAACAGCATTAGCAGCAGCAATAGGTATGTATGAACTTCTTGGATCTGGTGTAACTAGTCCATTAGTGGCCGTTGCTGCTGCAAGTTACGAACAAGCAAACCTAGTGTTTGGAACTATGAAAACTATGTGTCAAGAAAGTATATTTTTGCGTGATATGGTTGAAACATTTGAAAACGAAATACAAGTAAAGAACGCACCGGGTAGGGCATTTAGAGTAGCAGCAAAAGCAGGAACAGCAGACGGTGGTAGAAATAGTTGCTTTATTGCTGATGAGATACACGAGTGGAATAACATTAACTTAGAACGTGTACATTATGTTTTATCAAACAATACAGCTAAACGTAAAGACGGATTAGTGCTAAATATCACAACAGCTGGACACGATTTAGATAGTATGGCAGGTCGTATGTATCAACGTGGATTATTAAAAGAAGCTGGTAAACAAGAAGATGAAGAATTTTATTTTAAATGGATTGGTGCAAAAGATGATGACGCACCGACAGATGAAAGTATTTGGGAAAAAGTAAACCCGGCAATACCAAATGATTGGTGGCCAATAGAAAACCTTAGACGTAGGCATAAATCATTACCACTAAACGAATTTCAAAGATACCACCTAAACCAATGGACAAGAACAGAAGAAGAAAGCTGGATAGAAATAGAAAAATGGTTAGCTTGTCAAGATGAGGAATTAGAACTAGAAGTGGGTGTAGATACATTTGTTGGTGTAGATATGGCACTACGACACGATAGCGTTGCAATAGTGTATGGCCAGAAAGATGACAATGAAGTAATTAATATGAAATCTAAAATATGGCTACCTAATGACGACAACTTTATGGATTACCAAGAAATAGAAACATTTATTATTTCATTAATGAAAGACTACAAAGTTAAAGAAGTAGCATACGATCCAGCATTTTTTGAACGTTCTGCACAAGTATTACTAGACCGGGGTGTACCTATGGTTAACTTTCCACAAACACATAGTCGTATGATACCAGCGTGTGGTAATGCTTATGATTTAATTGCAAACACAAAAGTAAGACACGACGGCGATCCAACCTTTACAGATCAAGTAATGAGTGCTGCACAAAAGATAACAGATATGGGTTGGCGTTTATCTAAGGGTAGAAGTAAAAGAAAAATTGACGGTGCAATAGCTATGGTTTTAATGCTTGACAGAATAACTGCACCAGAACCATTAAGTGATGAACCAGAAGTTGCTATTATAAATCTATGAAAAACTATATAACAACACTAGCTGAAGTAATAGGTGCAGGACTTATAATTTATGGAGTATATACAATAAACGTATCATTAGCGTTAATAATCGCTGGTGCGTTTTTAATTATAGGAAGTTATTTAGCAGTTAGATGAGTTTATTCAAAAGAGTAGAAAACAGGGACGCAGCTTTAGGAAACCTTGTTGATTTATTAGCTTTACGCGAGGGTGGTCTGTATAACTATACAGGCGAAAAAGTAAATGAAATGTCTGCACTTGGCATATCAACTGTATTTAGTGCAATATCATTAATTGCTGATAGTATTGCGTTACTTCCAGTTAAAACACTTCGTTATGACGGTCAAAAGACAATATTTACTGATAAACCAAAATTTTTAGAAAAACCAAATGTAAGTCTTGATCTATCAATGTTTTCATTGTTACATCAAATAATTACATCTTTAGCTATGCACGGTAATAGTTTCGTGTTAGTAGATAAAGACAGACAAGGCAGACCAATACAACTTACACCAATACACCCAGAAAAAGTAAAAGTAGAAATGTCAGACGGACAAAAAGTTTATATGTTACAAACTAAAAAAGGTTCTTACGATAGAAAAATTACAAGTAACAATATGTTGCACTTCACTTGGTATTCATATCCGGGACAACTTATAGGTGTTAGTCCATTACGTACCAATTCAAATACTTATGGTCTTGCATTAGCTATGGAAAGGCATATTGCACAATTCTATGGACAGGGTGGTACACCAAGTTCTGTATTAGAAACAGATAGAGATTTAACAGCTGAACAAGCTAATATATTAAAAGAAACTTGGTTGAATAATCATAATAGAAATAGAAAACCAGCAGTTCTTACTGGTGGATTAAAATGGAAAGCTATATCAGACGCAGCAGGAAACGAACTTATAGCTGCAAGAGATCAGATTGTTCACGAAATAGCAAGAGTATTTAGAATACCAGCACATTTGTTGTTATCTAAAGACGGTTCAAACGTTTATTCAAATATTGAAAGTAATGGACTTGCTTTTATTAGACATACCTTATTGCCGTGGATTAGAAGAATAGAGGACGGATTTAGCACATTATTACCGGGTAAACAGTTTGTTAAGTTAGATACAGATGAATATAGCCGTGGCGACCAACTAAGTAGGGTTAGGTCATTTCAAGTAGCTGTTAGTTCTGGAATTATGACACCAAACGAAGCTAGGGCAAAAATGGATTTAGAACCTTACGAGGGTGGCGACAAGTTCTATATTGGTTTACAAGGTGCATTGGTAGATCCAACGCTTGAACCACAAGGTATAGACGAACACGACCCAACAAACGAGTTACCAAATGATTAGTGCAAGTATAGCTGTTAATAACTTAACATCTACAAAAATTATAGATAGCGTAAATTTTCATCAACAAATATATATACATAATGAACACGGTTCATCAATATATCTAGGTGGTTCTAATGTTACAACAACTACAGGATTTGAACTTGCAAACAATGCTTCAACAACAATGCGTATTCCACAAGACAACGAATTGTATTGTATTGGTTCTAGTGCGTCTGGAAATGTAATAGTAGTAAGGCCAGACTAATGCCATACGAAATACAAATGGACAATAAAGATTGTCAAGGACACGCAGTAGTCAAACTTGATGACGGCAGGATTATGGGTTGCCACGAAACACACGAAGAAGCTGAAAAACAATTACAAGCAATATTGATTAACGAAGCTAAACAAAAAGAAGAAGAAAATAGTTTAGATCAAGATACAGAATTACGACAAGTTGATAGAACACCACCTAAATTTATGCAAGAGAACGCACAACGTGGTTTAGACAATCTTAATAAGGCAGGGGACGGTTTAGTTGATGAAACAGTTAGACAAGCACGTATTATGGCAAAAGGTGAACAATTAAGCATTGACAAGATTGTAAAAATAGCAGCTTGGCATAAAAGACATTTAAGTGATTTAGATAGAGAACCAAGTAATCCAAACGATCCTAGTTCATACAGAGCTAGCGATATCGCTTTTTTATTGTGGGGTTCTAATCCGTGGACTAATCCTATGCAAGCAGCAGATTGGGCAGATAGAAAAATTGCACAACTTGTTAGTGAGGGTGAACTAGAACCACGTAATGATCCAAGTACACCAGCACCAAAAGGCGACCAAGTAAAAGGAAGTAAGAAAAATCCAAAAGGTTCTGCAAGTGGTAAATCTGGTGGCATAGACTTTAGCGAAAGCACAGAAAAATCTATTAGAGGAAGAATAGAAAAACATAATGAAGAAGTTGAGGGTAAGGCAGATTGGCGTAAGTTGAAAATGGGAACTGCAAAAGCAGTTGTTAGGCGTGGATTTGGTGCATACTCAACAAGTCATAGACCGGGTGTTAGTCGTCAAGCGTGGGGACTAGCTAGGTTACGTGCATTTAGTTATTTATTAAAGAACGATAGACCACAAAACCCGGCTTATAGATCAGACAATGATTTATTACCAACAGAACACCCACGTTATAGTGCAAAGGAAGAAAAAATGAATACACAACATTTAGAAGTGTTTGATAGACCAGTTGCTATATCACAAACACTAGAAACACAAAAACGCAACACTATTCTTAAAGAAATGGATAAGCAAACTGAAAATAGAAGTTTTACATTTAGTGCAGTAGAAGAACGCAATAGTAACGATAACGATACATTGTTGTTTACAGGTTATGCTTCTGTATTTGACAAACCTTATGGCGTAAGAGATAGCCGTGGACAATACAACGAAACAATTAAACCCGGTGCATTTAAGAAAACATTAAAAGAACAAGATGACGTAAGATTTTTAGTAAATCACGACGGTATTCCATTGGCAAGAACTTCATCAGGTACATTACAACTAGAAGAAGATGATTATGGTTTATTTGTACGTGCTGAACTTGATCCAAGCAACCCAACAGTTGCAGAAGTGTCAAGTGCTATGAAGCGTGGTGATTTAAACGAAATGTCTTTTGCTTTTGCAGCAATCAAAGATAATTTTGACCAGAACGGTGAAAACAGAGAAGTAAACGAAGCAAGACTATTTGACGTATCAGTAGTAACATACCCGGCTAATCCGTGGGCAGGTGCAAAACTTCGTGGAATAGATATAGAGAACTTGCACAAAGAATTAGTTGAAGCAAGAAGTGGCGAAAAAGCTACAGAGATTCTAGAAAGTTTTATTAACCAAGTCGCAGAAAGTGATGACGTTGATAAAAAGCGAAGCAATCCTAAAGTGGATTTATTAAAAATGAAACTTGAAAGGGACGGTATTCGCTAAAAGACGTATAGCCGTGGTTATAGCCGTGTATCACACTTAACTACCACACTCTACGCAGAAGTATAAGAAAATAACAACAAGGAAATTAAATTGAAAAAATTAATTGAAGCTAGAGAAGCTAAAGTAGCTGAACTTGACGGTCTTGTTTCAGAACTTGATGAAATGGAAGCAGGGGAAGATTTTGATAGCAAATTTGCTAGATCAAATGAACTTCACGCTGAAATCAAAGATATGAACGAGAAGATTGAAGAAGCAAGAGAAGCAGCTGAAACTTTGAAAGCAGTTAAAGAAAGCAGAAATGCACTTGGTGTTGAGGACGAAGACTTAGGCGATAAAGAAGCTGTTGTAGAAGTGAACGAGCCAGATTTGTATAGAGAGGGTGGCGACCACTCTTTTATTGCAGACGCTTGGTCAGCTAGAAGTGGCGACTTTAAAGCACAAGAAAGACTTAACAAGCACCAAGATTTTGAAGCCAGAGATGTTGGAACTGGTGCTTTTACAGGATTAGTTGTACCTCAATACTTAGTAGATGAGTACGCACCAATCGCAAGAGCAGGTTCACCATTTTATAACGCTGTTCCTAAAAAGGACTTACCAGCGTTCGGTAACAAAATTGAAATATCCAGAATAACAACTGGATCAGCAGCAGCAGAACAAGCTAGTGAAAACTCAGCTGTTCAAGAAACAAATATGGACGACACCTTATTAACAGTTAATGTTGATACTATTGCAGGTCAGCAAGACGTTTCAAGACAAGCACTTGAAAGAGGTGGACAACCGGGTTTCTCATTGGAAAACATTATATTCCAAGACTTAGTTGCAGCTTATTACACAAAATTAGATAACCTTATGATTAACGGTTCTGGATCTTCAGGACAACCATTAGGTATATCACAAGTTTCTGGTATCAACCAAACAACTTATACAGACGCAAGTCCAACAGTTGCAGAGTTATATCCAAAACTTGCAGACGCAGTACAGGAAATCAATTCAAATAGATTTGCACCAGCTACTGCAATCCTTATGCACCCAAGACGTTGGGGTTTCTTAACAGCAGGTGTGGACAGTTCAAACCGTCCATTAGTATTACCAGCTGGTAACAACCCAGACAACGCAGCAGGTGTTGGGGAAGCAGCAGCTTATGGTCAAGTTGTAGGTAGTGTTCTAGGATTACCAGTAATCACAGACGCTAACATTAGAACTGATCTAGGTGCTGGTACTGAAGACGCTATTTATATAGCAAAAGTTGATGACCATATCTTATTTGAAGATAATTTGTTTCAACTTAAATTTGAAGAAACAAACGCAGGTAGCTTAACAACAAAAATGGTTGTTTATGGTTACGTTGCTTTTGCTTCTGGAAGATATCCAAAAGGAATATCAGAAATCGTAGGTACAGGACTTATTGCACCTACATTTTAATTAAATTATGGTTTTGGTGTGTTGGGCAACTAACACACCAGACCATTTAGGAAAGTATTATGGCAAAAGATAAAGTATTAATAGAAGCATTAAAAAAAGAATTAAAGCATTACGAAGTCTATGGAAAGGCAAAACGTGCTGAAGAAGTTAAAAAAGCTATTAAAGCAGCTGGTGGCAAAGTTGAAACAAAATCTGCAAAACCTAAAGCTGAAAAAAAAGTAGAGAAAAAGAAGTAATTATGCCAAAAGGTATCGGTTACGGAAAAAAGAAAATGAAAGGTGGCAAAGGTAAAGGCCGAAAGAAAGGTAGATAATTTCTTATGGCAATTACTAATGGCTACTGTACTCAAAACGAATTAAAGACGTTTGTTGGAATACCTACAAGCGATACAGCAGACGATACCTTAATTGATGACGCAGTAAATGCAGCTAGTCGTCAAATAGACGCTTTTTGTGGTAGATACTTTTATGCAGATGGATCAACTTCTGCACGTAAATTTTTTACCAATGATCTATACAGACTTCGTGTAGATGATATTTCAACAACTACCGGGTTAGTTGTTAAATATGATGATGATGATGACGGTACTTATGAAGTAACCGTTGCAAGTTCAGATTATCAAGTATTACCAATCAATGGAATAGTTGGTGGTATTACAGGTAATCCTTTTTATGTTGTAGAACTAATTTCAGACGGCAATCACGAGTGGCCACTAGATTATTCTAGTAACAGACCACGTGCTGAAATTACTGCGAATTGGGGTTATGCAAGTGTTCCAGACCAAATTAAACAAGCTACATTAATGTTAGCTAGTGAACTATTTGCTATGCGAAACGCACCACTAGGCGTTGCTGGTGTTGGTGATTTTGGCGTAGTCAATATTCAACAGAATAGGGAAATAACACGATTAATTGCACCATTTCGTAAAGGTACAGTTTTAGGTGTTTCTTAATGGCTACACTTGCAGAAATTAGGGACGGTTTAAAAACAACTGTAGGCAACATAAGTGGACTTCGTTGTTATGATACAGTTCCAGATAACGCAATAAACTTCCCGGTAGCAATCTTTATACCAACAGAAATACAGTTTGATTTAGCTATGCAAAGGGGAACTGATCTATATACATTTGATATGTTAGTAGCTGTTCAACGTGCAGATAGTAGAACAGCACAAGATAAACTAGACGCTTTTATTACAGGAAGTGGTTCATCAAGTGTAAGACAAGTAATATATAACAATAAGACTTTAGGACTAAGCGATACAGACGCACGAGTTGTAAACGTAAGTAATTACGCAGCAGATGTTAATTTAAACGGCATAGACGGTGTAGGTGCTAACTTAACAATAGAGGTTTATACGAAAGGATCATAATGGCTAAATACAAGATTATAGGCAACAAAAAAGTTATGGATAAAGTAAAAGGCGACACCATAACTATTGATGATGAAAATATTGCTAAGTCATTAATAAAAGGTGGACACATAGAACCTATTACTATTAAAAAAAGACGTGCTAGAAAAAAAGACGGCACATTTAAAAAAGATGATAAAAGTACACCAAATATTAACGAAGCGTGGGAAGAAGTAAATGGCTAAATTTGTATTTAATGACGGTAAAGTATTTAGTGGTGGCTACGATTTATCAGACCACGTAACTAGTGTAAACCTAGAAATAATGTCAGAAGAATTAGACGCTACAACAATTAATAGTGGTGGTTTTCGTGAAAGACTAGGTGGACTTAAAGACAGTACATTACAATTAGACGGCTTTTATGAAGCTGGGGCAAATAAACCAGACGCATTACTTGGTGCGTCAGTAGGCAACGAATTAATTGTTACAACAGTACCAGACGCAGGTGTAGGCAATACAGCTTACTTTATGAAATCAAGATTATTTAGTTACCAAATGTTTGGAACAGTAGGTGAGATAGCACCATTTAGTATTTCAAAATCGCAATCAGATGACGAAGTGGTTCAAGGCAAAATAGAAATAGACAGTGCATTAACTACTACTGGTAATTCAACCGGGGTACAGTTAGGTGCAGTTGGATCTACTGAAAAAATATACGTGGCTATACATTGTACAGCTGTTAGTGGTACATCAACACCAACAGTTACTTTTAAACTTCAATCAGATGACAACGCTAGTTTTACAAGTCCAACTGATGTCATTACGTTTAGCGACATAACTGCAATAGGTGCTGATTACCAAAGTGCAGCAGGTGCAATAACTGATGATTACTTTAGACTTAACTACACAATATCTGGAACATCACCAAGTTTTTCTATCCACGCAACAATCGGCATAGAATAATTTAATAAATACTTCACAAAATAAAAAAAACTACCTATAATTGTATTAACTATACAAAAGGAGTAAAAAATGGCTTTCAAAGGAAACCCAGAAAACTTACCTAGACCAGAAGATATTGTTAGATGTGCTTTTGGTGGTAGTAACAATAGTAAAGCTAAAGGTGGTTGTGGTAAACCAGTAGAAAAACTGATACAACAATACCGTAGTGAAAAATTTGGTACTACTTGGTTCAGTAAAGTAGAAATGGACTACTGCGTAGATCATAAAGATTTAGATTTAAATTACGCAGATAAGGTAAGTAATATAGTCAAAACTAAAGTTATTTAACATACCAACTTAGACATACTTAGTATGTACTAAGTTTGACATACTTGGTATATACTAGGTTTGTCAAACATAGGACATATATTGTTCCTTTCGTTATAGTTGAGGATAACCCACCTTACTGGTGGGTTGTTCTTTTAGAATAACACACACAACTTAACTTCTTTACTAAACTATAAAATTAAGTTTGAAAGGAGTTTACATTGGCAAAATTTGTTTTAACAGACGCTAGTGTTACCTTGAACAGCGTTGATCTATCAGACCACGTTTCAAGTGTTACATTAGATATTACAGCTGATGAAATCGTTACAACAGCTATGGGTGATACATTTCAATCCAGAACTGGTGGATTAAAGGACGGAACACTATCTATTGAGTTCCAACAAGATTTCGCAGCTTCAGAAGTGGACGCTACATTATTCCCACTACTGGGATCTACAACAGCATTTGTTGTAAAACCTACTAGTGGATCAGTAAGTGCTACTAACCCAAGTTATTCTGGAAACGTGCTTGTAAATCAACACATACCAGTAGCTAACGCAGTTGGTGAACTTGCTACAATGTCCGTATCGTTCCCAACTTCTGGAACAATTACTAGGGCAACTTCGTAATGGGTAATATGGTCGTCATAATGGCAGACGGCACGAAGTACGAAGTAAATATTAAACCAGCAGATATTGTTAAATTTGAACGCAAGTTTGATGTACCAGTTTCAAGATTACAAGATGAACAACGTTATGAGTGGTTGTTGTATTTGGCTTGGCTTGGTGCAAAGAGAAATGGCGTTACTGAAGATTACGATACTTGGATTGGTTTAGTTGAAGAACTAGACATTACTGGATCAAGTGATAATTTAAAAGCGTAACCGGGTTTATAGACTTAATTGCAGCAATAGCAGCAGAAACAGGAATAAACCCACAAGAGATAGCAGAACTTGATATGGAAATGTTTGACGCACTAGTAAGGGTTATAAACAAGAAATACGATAATTATGGCAAGAACATTTAAAAAAACCGATTTAGCAATAGATAACAGCGAAGTTAGAGAATTAGCTAAAGAACTAAAACAATATGGAAAAAAAGATGTTCTTAAAACATTATCAAAATTTCATAGAGAGATAGCTAAAGAACAATTAGCAGATAGCCGTACACTTGGACGTAAACAACCAGTACCTAAAGCAAATCGTTCAGCTATGGGTTTTACTGCTTCTGGTACACGTACTGAAGCAAAGATAAATATTAAAACAAGCGATAGATACCCAAGTGCGTTATCTATGGAGTTTGGTCGTAGGTTTCAATATGTACCAACTAGAAGTGGTAAAACTAGGGCTATAACAGCTTCAGAAGTAGGTAGATTACCACACTCAAGACCGGGTGCTAAGTTCCCATATAGAAAATGGATTGGTAACGCAAGAGATCGTGGCGACAGTTCATTTACCAAATTAGGCAAACAAGGTTACGTAGTAGGTAAAACTATAAGTAGAAACCAAAAAGAAATACTAGAAACATATAACGATAAAATGTATGACGCATTAGTAAAGGCAATTAAATAATGGCATTTGAGAAAAAAGTATCAATAGCAATAATTGGTAAAACAGATCAGTTTGTTAAAGATATTACAAAAGGACAAAAAGCATTACAAGGTTTAGGTAATTTTGCTGGAAAACTTGGTAAGGCAACTGCTATAGGTTTTGCTGCATTAGGAGTTGGTGCAGCAACTGTTGGCAAAGAAATGGTCAACCTAGCTTCAGACGCTATGGAAGCTGAAGCAGCGTTTCAAGCTACATTTGGGGACGCAATACCAGAGTTCGGTACATTTATTGAAGATTTTTCCAAAAAAGCTGGTCTAGCTGAATTTGAATTACAGGATCTACTTAAAACAACAGGTATGGTTCTGCAAGGTATTGATATGTCTGCTGAAGCTAGTGTTGGTTTTTCACAAAATCTTGCAACATTAGCTGGTGATGTAGCAGCATTTAACAACGTACAAGGTGGAACACAACCAGTATTAGAAGCTATGACTAAAGCGTTACTTGGTGAACGTGAAAGTCTTAAAACCTATGGTATAGCTATATCGGAAGCAGAAGTACAAACACAAGCGTTTGCAATGACCGGGAAAACTGCTGCTAGTGAACTTACAAAACAAGAGAAAGCACAAGCAACATTAGAACTGATTACAAGAAAATCAGCAGTTACACAAGGTTACTTAAACGCAGAACAAGAAAGTTACGCTACAAAATCTAAACAAGCAGCAGCACAAGTTAAAGAATTAAAAGCAAAAATGGGTGAAGCGTTGTTACCAATAGTTACAGCGTTAATACCAAAAATAATGGATTTAGTAGAACAAATAGGGCCAATGCTAATTGGTGCTATGCAAAAAGCAGCACCGTTCATAGATACGATTGGCGAAGTATTGGGTGCTTTAATTCCACCAATATTAATGGTTGGATCTGTTTTAGTAAAACTTTTAGCACCAGCATTTAAACTTGCTTTTAAATTAATTGAAAAATTTTCTTTACCATTTTTAAGGGCGTTCCCAGAAAGGTTTGAAAAAATGGTAAATAGAGTAATACGAGGAATAAATGGATTTATTGATAAGATAAATTCGTTTGCAAATAAAACAAAAAAAATACTTAGTAAAATAGGTATAGATTTAGGTTTTGGTGAGATTGGTAGATTAGCAGAAATAAAATTTGCTAAAGAAGCAGAAGTTAAATCAGTTGTTGGCGAAGCAGGTGGTATGCCACAAAATGCTGTAGAAAACTTAGCTAAATCTGCAATAGGTACTGCACAAACATTAACATCACAAGCACAACAAAACGTAACAGTAAATTTTAATGCAGCTGTAACTAATCCAGAGGACGCAAAAAACGTAGTTATACAAGGATTAAAAGAGTTCAACAGAACCAATGGTGCGTTAAATAGGGTAATCACAATAGAGTAATGGCAGCACCAACAGTACGTGTTCGCATAGGTTTTACACAAAACACATTTACATTAGATGACTTAGTACGTGGTGTTTTAGATAGTGCAGAACTAGGTGGTGCAGTAACCTTAACAGACGTAACAAGTGATGTACAAAGTGTTAGTATAAGCCGTGGTAGATCAAGAGATTTAGACACATTTACTACTGGTAGTTGTTCAGTACGATTATTAAATAATGCACGTAAATACGAAAACACTAATACATCAAGTCCATATTCACCGGGTATTGAACCAATGATTGCTATAAAGGTAGACGCTACAACAGACGGTTCTACATACAAAGATTTATTTGTAGGTTTTGTAACAGATATAAACCTAACTTATCCAGATCAATCAAACTCTTTTGCAGATTTTGTTGCTTCAGACGGTTTTATGAAATTAGCAAACACAAGTTTAATTAATGCTTCTTTTAGTAGTACAGATAGTGGCACGTTAGTAGGTAATGTATTAGACAACGCTAACGTTAAGTTCGGTGCAGAACGTGATATTGAAACAGGAATATCTACAATGCAATCATTAAGTGGCATTAGTGAAAACACATTATCTGTTTTACAGAATATTGAACGTAGTGAAAATGGATTATTATTTATGTCTAAAGACGGTAAATTAACATTTAGATCAAGACATACTACGTTCCCAAGCACACCAGACGCTACATTTAGTGATGACGGTTCAGATATACCATACTTGCGTGTAGATTATATCAATGATGACAATGAGATATTTAACGTAGTTTCTTTAACAAGAACAGGTGGTACAACACAAACAGTAGAAGATACTGCTAGTCAAGGTAAATATTTGATTAGAACATTAAGTAGAAGTGGATTATATAACGATAGCGATAGTGAAGTAAATGACGCAGCAAACTTCTTACTTGGTAAATTTAAAGACGCATTAATTAGATTTGATAACCTAGTTGTTGATCTAACAGAAGCCACTACAGGAAACCAAAACAGTATTTTAGATCGTGAAGTAGGTGATGTGGTCAAAGTAGAACTTACACCACCCGGTGGTGGTAGTCCAGCACAAATAACATCAAATGAGATAATAGACAGTATTAGCTACAACATTACACCAGATATATTTAGTTGTTCATATAAGCTATCTAACGCAGACGTACAAGCGTTTATGCGACTAGATAACACATTATTTGGTGTATTAGATACAGATAAGTTAGGTTATTAATGACAGATACAAGTAAACTAAACAAAGAAAGGATAAACTAAAAATATGGCAAACGGATTTAAAGTTTTTGCTGTTGGTGAAGTTCTTACAGCAGCAGATGTAAATGATTATTTAATGGAACAATCCATATCTATATTTGCAGATAGTACAGCTAGGGACGCACAAATTACATCACCTATTGAGGGTATGTTTTGTTATTTAGCAGACACCAATGTATTACAGTTTTACAATGGATCAGCTTGGACTAATTTTATTGGTGAGGGCGATATAACTGGTGTTACAGCTGGTACAAACCTCAATGGTGGTGGAACGTCTGGTGCAGTTACAGTTAACTTAGATACAACAATTTCTGGTATTACACTAACTGATTACGCAGAAACAGATGTAGCAGTTACTTCATCTTCTGGAGTTATTGCAATAGATTTAGATAATGGAAATACTGGATCTATAACCTTAACTGAAAACATAACAGATATAGATTTTACTAATGTTCCAACAAGTGGAGTTTCAACATTTACACTACAAATTACACAAGATACTTCAGATAGAACAGTTGCAATTAATGCAGTT